GACATGTCGTCGCGGATGCGAACGCCGTCGAAGATCTCTTGGTATTCGGCAGAGCGAATGAGGTCACGGATTCGGCCGGAGCATTCGACCGCCTTGTCAGTGGTGTGCGAAATCCACATGAAACGCCATGTGGGGTGGCGGCCCATGCACCACGCAACGAACAGCATGAGAAGGACGGACTTCATGGAGCCTGGCGGCAACATGAGCATGAGGCGGTCGACGGAGCCTTCGTCCACGTCTTCTAGCGTGGCGGCTATGGACTCGATGTGACGCCCGTCTCGGTAATCATTGCCGTCCAACAGAAGATGGGCAAGCAGTTTGACGAAGACATAAAAGCCGTCTCGCGCCTCCATGACTGCTTTTTGATGGAGGGCGTCAGCTAGTTCCGCCTTTACTCGGAGGAGGCGTTCTTCAGTTGATTCGGAGTTTACGCTCAATTTCCGGCTCGGCTTCACGCAGGATGGCAGTCAGTTCGCTGATCCGGGTATCCAGTTCTTCCTTGGAGTGGATGGTCCGGTGAACGATTTCCTTCTTCTCAACGAACATGCCAAGGTACTTGGCAAGGTTTTCCATGGCGCGGTTGGCGTTGGTAAAGTCGCCGGAAGCCATAGCTTGTGTGGCAATGTCGTTGAACCACTTGACGACATCCTCGATGTTGATTTTCATGCGTGCCTTCTCCTCAATCTCGAACGCGCTGATAAGGTCGTGGAACTCCGGGATGACCAGCATGCGGTTGGCCATTTCCAACAGGACGACGGGGTTGCTGCTGTTGTAGCCCGCCTGCCGCATGGCGCCGCATTTGTTGGAGCGGCCGTTCAGGGCGAACTGGCGGGCGAACTCGACCTGCTTGGGCGTCAGCTTCTTGATGGCTGTGATCTTGTCCCACTTGGCCTGCCACGTCTCGCGCAGGTGATCACGCAGGTTGCGGATCGCGTCGACGTTTTCCTTGGTGACGGCGCGGGCAGGCTTGTGGATGTTCATGCGCCGCAGTTCACGTCGGTAGCCTTTTTGGCGATCCTTCTGCGACGGTGGGTACTTGCGCTTACGCTTGGGCGCAGGCGCCTCCCCCTGTTCAGGAGAGGTCGCCTCCACCGTTTCGTCGGCAAGATCGAAAGGTTCGTCCGTCATGCTGCTCCGGTTTCGTCGTCTTCGCGGACAATCGAGATGCGAGAACGACCTTTCTGCGAAAGGCTGGTCGCCCGGCCCGCACTGAAGAAGCGGATGCCCTGCCGTTCGAGGGCAGGACGGATACGCTTCAATTCGGCGGCGAAGCTGTGCGAAGTCTGCGGCAGCTTCTCGCGGGGACCAATGTTCATCTCAAGCTGGCCAATCAGGTCCGAATACGTCCCCGAAAACTCCTTCTGCTTATCCATCATCCGCAGGATAGCCGAGGCCATCCCGTGAAATTCGAGCATCTGGCTCTCTGCCGCAGAACGGTTGCGCTTATAGACTTCCATAAGGCGCCCTTCCTGCCAGCCAAAAGCCTTCTCGGCCGCCACCGCCCAGACCGCAAACGCAGACATGCGCGGCTTTTCAGCCAAGTGTACATTACCATAATTCTGCGTAGCAATCAACGCTGCATTCATAAGGGAGCCCAGCAGGCGGGCGTGGCAGGCGTTGAAGGCTTCCCAAAACTCGTAGTCATCGCGCCGCTTGCGAGGGTCGATGCGGGGCAGATGAACATGGATCGAGCGGTCAACGAGGTCGCCACGCTCAACGACGTCAGGAATGCCGTTCATGGCGACGGGCCGGCAGACGCGGACTGCGGACTCCTCGGCGTTGGTGTAGAGGGCACGACCGCCCTGCGCCCCGGTGCCGGTGCTGATGACGCACAGCGCGTCCGACATCTTGTTGGAAATGAAGGACACGTTGTCGAAGGCGAGGACGAAGGAGTTGCGAACCATGGCCTGAAGGTCGCGCTGGTCCTCGGGCGGGGTACGCATGTCGAGGGCGTGCGGGTCGATGATGCGGCGCAGCAGGCGCAGAACGGTAGACTTGCCGGAGCCCTGCTCACCGGAGATGGTGAGGACGGGGTAAGGACCTTCGGGCCGGAGGCAGCCGAGCAGCCATGCGGTCAGGAGCATGAGGCTGTCTTCGTCGGCCGCGATAAAGTCCTTGAGGAGTTCGGGGAACTCGGAGGCAGGTGCGGAGAGGTCGGGGTCGACGAGAGGCAGCATGCCCGCGCCGCGCAGCATACGGATGTGGGTCGGGCCGCCCGGCAGCTTGGTGATGCCGGAAGTCGAAATGCACCACGCATCGTTGGCGTCGTTGCCGATGTCGATGTAGAGTTCGCCGACCTTACCGCCGATGCGGATGAAGTCCTTGACCTTGCGGCCCTGCGAGCGGACCCAGTGGGCGAAGTAGGTCTGAGCCGAGTTCAGGAGGTCGCCGCCGGGGACGATGTTGACCTGATCGACGCAGAAGGAAGTGAACCACCCACGGAAGTCGCAGTGGCCAGCCGGCGTGATGGTCAGCGTACGCCGCACACCGGCTTCGGTGTAGTCGAGGAAAAGGCGACCATCCTCGGTGGTCCACGGCGAAAGCTGAAGCTTCGCGTCGTTGATAAGCTGGACGCGGTTGATCTTGTCGCTCATGATTGCTCCTTAGCTAGGAGCCCATCCTACCCCGGGTGAGAAAGGGATGCAAGAGGATTCTCACCTTCCTCACTTAGGGAAGCGTGCCTTGATTTCGGCGACCTTGTTGAGCCAATCCTGTTGACTGGCTTCGCCGCGCTGCCACTTGAAAAAGAGCGGATCAGCCTCGGCCGCATAAGCTTCCCGGCGCTGGGCAGCAACTGCTTCGGCGCGGGCAGCAATTTCAGCGGCGACTTCCTGCTGAGTGAGCGAGCGACGCTCGATGGTTTCAAGAATGTCCGTGGCGCGAACCTCCACCGTCGTGCGCACAGTAATGTCGCCTGGCGTGTAAGTAGTAACCCACGGAAGCCAGCCTGCCGCCAGCAGCGCCTCGGGCGACATCTTGTTGAGGCCGCTGATGTTACGCCAAGCTGTCGGCAGGTGACGCGGACCTTCCACAAGCTTGCCATTTTCTACATAGCCGTACCTCATTAGTTCCTCCTATTGCATATTGTCATTGCGGGTTGTAGAGCGCCCTTCAAGCGGCCGCCCCGTGATGGTAGTGATATCATCCTTCGCGTCGTAGGCATAAATACCCATTTGGTGGATGGGGAAAATGTCACTGCGAAGCATGATATCTAGCGGCCCGTTGATGCCATACTTGATTGCATAGGCCAGCATGTTCTTGGCAACAAGCGGGTCAATGGCATAGGCATGAGCGCGCAAAATGAAATGGTAGTTGGGGCCCTCGGAACCATGAGGAGGAGTAGGATAGACGCCCCAGCCCATCTGAACCTGTTCGCGGGCACCCAAGTAGCAAATAGAATTAACGAGCGCGTGCTGCAAGTACGGCTTTACCATGATAGCGTCATGCTCAAGAATGACGAGAGGCTTATCATCTTCGACACACTTGGCCCATAGGCTGATGTGCGACAGAGCGCAACACAGTTCAGAGCGCGTCAGATAGTGGTCGGTGACCTTGAGGCAGGCCATTGTGGGGTGGCCGATAAGCTTGGCCGGCGGTTTGATAGTGTCGCCGGTTCCGTCGTAGGCATCCCAAAATTCATAGGGCATGCCAACTTCTTGGCAGGACGCCGCACACGTTGCTGCCTTTGCTTCGGAGACAGCATGATTCTTGACCCGTATGATATAGGCGCGCTGAACACCCATATCATACGAGTAGAAGAGGGACTTCATGCAGCCTCCGGCAGACGCAGCTTCTGTTCCAGAGCGGCACGCACAGCAGACAGGGGCGCATCCCATTCACCGAATTTGGCTTGGCGGAACAGTCGCACGCTGTTGTACCACGCGGAAGTAGTGCCCGGAACGGCCCAAGTGTAGTAAGGCAGGATTGGGACGATGACCCAGGTTTCAATACCCAGCGCAGCCGCCATGTGAGCGATGCTAGTGCAAGACGTGATAACCAAGTCGAGGCCGGCAATAATGCTGGCGGCGTCTTCCCATGTCTTCAGTTGATCGCGGAGATCGGCAAAAGGCAGCCCGTCGATAAGGTTCTCGTCGCGCTGCAAGCTGTAAAGGGTGACGCCGGGCACCGTATGCAAGTCGACAAGGGGCTCGGCCGGAAACAGCCTGTGCTGCTGATGCTCGAACTCTGGGCTACCGGCCCAGCGAATACCCACGCGCAGCGTGTCCGGCTTGGCAAAAAGCTTGCGCGGTTCGGCCGTGAGGTAAGGGGCGCCGGGCAGCGTCTCCATTTCATAGCCAAGAATATGGGCAGCCGACATGGCCGGAACCCAATAATCGTAGTGGACGCCGGTAGCGACTTCGTTGTCAACGCAGATGAAGCCGTGCCGCGAAAAGATGGCCGCGAGTTCCCGGGTACAGGAAATGATGACGCGGGCGCCCTTGGCAGCAAAGTCCGCAGCAAAGCGGAAATTAAGGATTTGATCCCCGTATCCACCCTCGCAGCGGAACAGCAGGGTCTTGCCTTCCAGCGGCTCGTTGCGCCAAATAGGGCCCGGAATGCGGGGCAGACCGAAGCAGTTGATGAAACGCCCGGCGTCCATAAGACGCAAGCCCTTCGAAAGGTTGCCATGACGCATTTCATGCCAACCCAAGTTGAACATCACCCGAGCATCATCGGCAGGCTGCTGCCGCAAAAGCTTTTCCGACACGTCGGCGTATCCATTAATAGATGCCGCCAGCGCCGCGTCAAGTGGATGTATCATGCTAAAAAGGCGGCCCCTGTTTGTGAGCTAAAAATAGCTCCGGGCTGCCACGTTGTCAAGGTTCCGATCTGCGTAGGGCTGCTGCGCGGCAACAGGTTGCCGCTGGCAAGCTGACCGACATTATTTAATCCCCAAGCCCACAAAGTACCGTCGGTTTTAATTCCAAGACTAGAGGCACCGGCTATCGCTGCTTCCCAGTTTGTGTCCGAGCCAATCTGGATCGGGCTGCTCTTAGCTACAACAGTCCCGTCCCCGAGGTTTCCACTCCCGTTAGTTCCCCATGCCCATAACGTGCCATTAGTCTTGAGCGCCAGAGTATAAATACTGCCTGCCGAAACACTAAGCCAGTTTGTATCCACGCCAATCTGCACAGGACTGCTTCTGTTAACAATAGTCCCGTCGCCAATTTGTCCAGAAGAATTAGTTCCCCAGGCCCACAGTGTGCCATTGGTTTTGATGGCAACGCTATGATTGCCACCTGCGGAAATACTAGCCCAGTTTGTGTCTGCTCCTATCTGAACGGGGCTGCTCTTATTAATAATGGTATTATCCCCAATGACGCCACCAGCATTACTGCCCCATGCCCATAGAGTGCCGTTAGTCTTGAGCGCCAAAGCATGAACAGAGCCGCCACTAACAATTAACCAATCCGTAAGCGCGCCAATTTGAATAGGGCTACTTTTGTCGATAACAGTATTGTCACCTAGAAAACCGTTAGCGGCGGTGCCCCAAGCCCAAAGAGTGCCGTCCGTTTTAATGGAAAAAGTAGCGCCACCACCAGCCGATACAGTTTCCCAGTCGGAAGAGCTTCCAACCTGAATAGGAGAGGCTATAAGGTAGGTAGCAGTATTTTGCCCTAGTTGCCCGGCTGCATTAAATCCCCAAGCATACAAAGCGCCGCCGCTAGAAATTGCTGCGGCATGTACCCCACTAAATGACGCCGACGCAAAGTTTCCAACAAAAACAGGTGAAGACGCGTTGCCCTGGTTTAGGCCCAATGCGCCATTAGTTCCATTGCCCCAAGACCAAAGCGAACCGGTGGTCTTTTGGGCAATAGAGGTGCTACCCGAAACAATCCTAAGCCAGTTTGTATCTGTGCCAACTTGGACAGGACTGCTCCTACTTATGTTTGTATTGTCACCAACCTGACCGGTCCCATTATTACCCCACCGCCAAAGAGTGCCGGTTGTTTTAACAGCAGCAGCTACGCCAATAGAAGCCCAGTTAGTATCAGAGCCAATTTGAATCGGGCTACTTTTGTTAACGATGGTATTGTCACCCAAAGCGCCGTTGCCGCCGCTGCCCCATGCCCATAACGTACCATTGGTTTTAAGGGCGTAAGTTGTACTGGAGTTGGAATTTGTTGCAATAGCAAGCCAGTTCGTGTCTGCGCCAATCTGCACCGGGCTTGACCTGGCAATAGTAGTACCGTCGCCAATTTGCCCAGAGGTATTTGAACCCCAGGCCCACAAAGTGCCATTGGTTTTGATAGCAACGCTATAGTCTTGCCCGGTCGCGACCTTGGACCAGTCAGTAAGAGCCCCCACTTGAACAGGACTACTCCGAGCCGCAGCATTGCCAGAAAGACCAGTACCCAGTTGGCCATTGAAACCGACGCCCCATGCCCACAGGGTACCATCGGTTTTGACTGCAAGGACGTGAGTGCCTGCGGAAGAGATATTTTGTGACCAATCCGTCAGAGCGCCAATTTGAACAGGGCTGCTTCTGCTAATGATGGTACCGTCTCCGAGGGAGCCGCTAAATATACTAGAATTAAAGCCCCATGCCCACAAGGTGCCGTTGGTTTTGACTGCAATAACATTTGAATTACCTGCCGCAACATAGGCCCAATCCGTTGCAGACCCAACTTGAATCGGGCTGCTCTTGGGTAAAATTGTATTATCGCCCATCTGGCCGCTGTCGCCAGAACCCCAGACGAATAGCGCGCCGGTAGTTTTTACGGCAGCGCATAGAAAGCCACCCCCATGAGAGAGTGTGCCGTCGTCAGCGTCCCAGTTGGTATCCGATCCAAGAGCTTGCGGCACACCCCAATTTTGCGAAGTATTGTTGCCTAAGCGGCCAGCAATATTGTTTCCCCAAGCATACAGTGCGGGAACGGCAGGACCAGCTTCGCCGGCGCTGGCAGTAAGGAGCTTTTCAACAAGAAGCATTTTGGCTAATCTTGTAAGCGGGCATACCGGTTCCCTACTTGCTGTCTTTCATGGATTGCACGCCGCGCCAATTTGTGCCGCCATCGTCAGTCACAAACACAAGCACGTCAAAGCCCGCCGCAGTGAGCGTGGGTGCCGTGCCGCCGGGCCAACGAACCGTGCTAGGCCAGGTAACCGTAGCTGCCCCGCCATTTTGCAGTTCAAGGATGAAACCGCCAGCCGCACCGCCCGTACCAACAACCGAGACCGGGGGATTGGCGAATACGAAAGTCGTGCTACCGGCAGCCCGCGCCTGAAAGAAATTGCCGTCAGTCAGGTCCAGTGTGGCCGTAGCCGACACGCTGCCCCGCGCCACCAGCACCAGCGCATAGTCGCGGAAGGCCGCCCGCTGGAGCGTGTTGTCTTGATAATTCTGGAGACCCGTGTAAGTGCCGGCACTAATGGACACGAGCGAATCGAAAGTCGCACGTCCCGCCACCGTAAGGCCCTGCTGGTCAGCGCTGGTCGTGATGGTCAGGGGGCCAGTCATGGTGTCGCCGGCCCGCAGAACACGCAGCGAGACAGCGGCCGAGACCGCATTGATAGCTACCGTGTTAACAGAAACCGCAGCCGATACAGTGCTAACCCTGACTTCAAGAACCGACACCACATTATTGACGGAGGTGATGGCTGCACTATTTGCGACGCCGACGGCAGAGACCGCACTTACCCGCACCTCAAGCGCCGAGACGACGTTGTTGGTGGACGTCAGCGCGGCCGAGACATTGTTGACTTGAATTTGAAGAACAGATACCGAGGCAGACACCGCTGTAATGCGCGCATCAAGCGCAGACGCCCGAGCCGATACAGAGCTAACTCTAATTTCGAGCGCGGAGACAACGTTGTTAACAGAAGTAATCGCGGCGGTATTGACGGAAACGGCTGCCGAGACCGCATTGAGTTGGACTTGGAGCGCAGAAATTGAGGCTTGCGCATTGATAAGGGCGGGGGAGTTGGTCCAGACCTTGGCGCTGACGTTGTAGGCGAGGACTTCGCCGTCAGCGAGGGAGGTGCTGGTAGAGGTCTTGACGTCATGGAGTTCGCCAAGTTCGTAGCCGTTCTGGACCTTGACGTAGATTTCGCCCGCACCACCAGAGCCGCCATTAACGATGTAGCCCATCTGGACTAGATGCTGCGGCGCAACAGGCTTGATGGGCGTCAGTTCGCCAGCCGACACCGGGGACAAATATACGATGTCGCCGTCAGAATAGCCAAGGGTGTTGACGTTCTTGACGAGGCCATCAGTGGCGACGTAGCCAGATTTGTTGACGGAGACCGTCTCCAGCATGATGCCGAAGATGGTCAGGCTGGCGGCATCGCTGTCGGCCTGGGCGAGGGCGCCAGTGAGGCGCTGACCTTGGGCGCCGGTAACGCGGACGGCCTTGCCTTTGGGCAGCGTGACGCCGCTATTGTTGTAGACTTGGGCGACGGTACGCTGGCCGATCAGCAGGTTGACAGTGCCGGTCAGGCCCAGATCGAGGGTACCCGACTCGATGTCCCACGTCAGACGGCCCGGAGCGACCGCATAGCTGGTCGTGGTGTTGAAGTCGATGTACTGGACGTTGGTGAGGAAGTCGCCGTTGCGGTTCGCCTTGGTAGAGACAACCGCGTTGACAGAGGTGATAGCAGCGGCATTGACGGAGGTGAGAGCCGAAACAACAGCGACCTGGACAGCGTTGACGGAAACGGCAGCCGAGACAGCGACCACACGCAAAGTTAGATCAGTAACCGCTGCCGAAAGTGAAGCGACAACTTCTGCTTGCTGATCCACCACGGCCGAAACAGCATCGACACGAATATTAAGAACTGAAACTTCATTCTCAACGTTACCAAGACTGAAAGCCTTGAGAGCAGAGACAGTAGTCTGGAGCGTACCGCCGTTCTGCACAATTGGAACAAGTTCAGCCCCCGTAAGGGGGCCAGCCGTTGTAAGCTCCGAGATTTTCTGCGGGTTAGCCATGCGCGTCAGTCTTTCCGCCCGTCCTTATTCAGCGGAACAGTATAACATACATTGGCAAAGTATTCCAGTGGAAGAGAAATCTAGTTGTCACCGGCCTCATCATCCTCTTGATCTGCCGAACCACCTGCATCACCCCAAAGTAACTCGTAAACAGCATCGGACATTCCCTTAGCCAAGCAGATCGAGAACGGTATAGTGGTCGCCCTGACCTCTCCATTCTCTTCCCATGCAATCATTACTGCGCTGGGTGACCGCGCCATCACCTTAGAAATGGCCAATGCCACCTTCTTGTCGAGTGCCGCCATTTCAGCGAACTCTTCGAGGGCGTCCATAGCCTCCTTGCTGGACGCAGGAGGGGACACGACTAGCGATCCATCCCGCCAAACAGGTCATCAACGTCGTCGTCGACCTCTTCAGCCTCCTGAATCTCCTCAATCAGGTCCTCGACCATGTCCTTGGCCTGCTCTGGGTCCTCGATCTCGAACTCTTCAAGGTAATTCGGGTCCGTCTCCGGCGCACTCACCGAGAAAAAGAACACCCCGCCCCTATATTCCACGCTAAACTGCATAACCTTGCCCTCAAAAGGTAGAAGCCGATAGGAATAGTACCCTACCGGCTTCCAGAAGTCAAGACTTGGGGGCCCTTAGAGGCAGCACCTCCATGACGGCCCGCCGTTCTTCGTCAGTAAATCCGCGCCATCCCGCCAACTCCTCAAGAGTACGGCGGCAGGAGCTACAACAAGCAGGCTCAACAGCCCTATCAACACTACACTTTCCATTACACGGGCTCTCGATCTTAGCGGATCGGGCAAGCCCCGGTTGCGCACTCGCTCCCGGTGTCAATTTCGAACTCCTGCTCGTCCTTATCGCCCTCTTCAGCCCCCTTCGCACCGCCTTCCAGCGGCTTCAGGGTGTCCGCATAGGCCCGGAACGTCGCCTCATCCACCACTTCCTGCGGCAGATACAGGTAACCGAGGTCCTTGGCGGTCTTCGTCGGGTCAGTCCGGTACAGGAAGCTCACGCCCACATAGTGATCCCAGTTCTTGTGCAGCCACTCAGCCGCCGCGCCGGCTTCTTCCGGGCTATAGCTGATCGTGACCGAACAGTTGTGGTCCACATAGTGGTCCATCAGCAGCTTATAACGGTCCAACTGCACCGTCGCCGGCTCCAGATTCACGAACTTCCCATCGACCTCGTCGAACTTGACGTTCTCATAGGCCACGGGGAAAGTCACCAGCACCGCATCCGGGCTGGACGGATCCTGAAACACGCGATAGTTCGCGGCAATCAGCTTCTCAACATACGGATCGTGCTTGCTGAACCGCACATTGTTAAAGATGAACTTGCCCAGCGGCTTATGAACACCCTCAGTCGTGTCCATAATCTTGCTCAGAGTACCCGACGGCTTGACCGTCGTGACCGCCTTCGGCCGAGGCAGCCCAAGTTCGTCGGCCATATCGAAAGCCGCGCCACGCGCAGTATCCCGCAGGTTGATCCAAGCCAGAGCGTCGTCCTCATGATCCCATTCAGCAACGCCCGTCACGCCTACACCGCACAGCCGGAGGAACTCATTGTTCTCATGCCACGC